TAATCTCTTTTGTAATTAGTGCTTTAACAATCTCATTGTCACCGACCATTTCGTTAGCAGATTTAATCAATGCCATTCTGTAATTTGTATCGTGTGCTTCATAGTCAGTGTTGTAATGTACTTCGCCTGCCCAACGTTGATCCATAAAACGTGCGGCAAATGTGTAAATCATTTCTTCTGTAACTTCCATCAGTCTAGCTTTACTCTTTGCTAATCTGTGTAGTTGTTTGCGTTCTTCGATGATAGCAACGCCTGACGCAATTTGGTTCTTACTTGTACGTAAGCCACCTAGTCCAGTCAATGCTTCTATCTGTTCTAATATATTATCTTGTGTTCTAATGATTGCGTCTACGTCACCAGTATCAATTGCGATAGCTTCAATCTGTCCTTCATTAGCACGAACAATAGCGCCAGCGTGAACTGGTACACTAATACCTTTATCTGCACGAATGATGGTATGTGCGAATTGTAGTGCTGTATACTTCTCGCATTCTAGTTTATAATATTCTTTTTGTGCGTCACTTGCACTATCAATATCACTTACGCCACATTCCATTGTTCTAGGATCTCTGCGACCATATGCAATGAATACTGGTAAGCTCATACCAGGCGGATACATACCTTCGCCTATGCGCTCTGCAGGTTGATTTTCTTTGCCAGGACCTTTTTCTACTTTATAACTATGCCAATAGCTTGGAGTTACTGCATCACCTAAATAATAGCATTTGATATAGTAACAATCTTCTTCTTCCATCTCTTTAATCTTAACGTACTTTAATAGTGGTCTGCCGCCGTAGTAGTCAAACTCCCAGTCCCATACATCTAACGGACTGATTGCACATACGTAAGGCCTACCTAAGTTACCTTCGCTTTGTTGCGGCATATCCACGGCAACCCAACAATGTCCGAAGATACTTGTTAAATCGCCTACACCTTCCATAAAGCCATTCATACTGCGATTGGTTAAATCACTGTCTAACTGAAACAAATCAATCCATTCATTATTCTCAGGAGCGATGTGTTTACCTTGTGGTGTACAAAATTGTAAATTGCGTTTAATGCCTGGCTCGAACAATACATCATTGATGGTATCAACAATATAACGACAGATAGGCTGTGCTACTGTGTTAGCTACCAAATCCAAATAAAGTGTACTATCTTCGCTAGGTCTTTTCTTGCGTACCGCTTGCTTGAAGGTAATACCGCCAAGATATGCGTATTGGTACGATAACATCTGCAAATAGATATTATCATACACGGGATTGCGTTTTAATAAGTCGCGGTTATTGTGCATTGTTTTTTGTCTCTTTATGTTGCCGGGGCGAAAATCGTTGATTTATGCATAATGTATTTATGCTTAAGGTTTTAGTTTGCACTTATCACCGTGAAATCTTGCATAGCTATTGTTCGGCATTGAGCGACTGCAATGAACGCAAGTTGTACGTGGTTGTTTTTTACCAGTCATACCATAAGTCACACCACCCCAAGGGTTATGACGACCTTTACTAATCATATCATCAGTGTTTTGTTGATGAGTGCCTAAACTTAAATGTTTAGGATTACAACAAATAGGATTATCACAACTATGCAATACTAATAAACCATTAGGTATTTTACTATTGTGTTCTTCATAGCTTACACGGTGAGTAGTACGCATCTTTTTACCATCACGTATCATACCATAACCAATGTTGTTCTTACCACCTTGAAATTCCCAACAGTCAGTAATTTCATTGACTATAATTTTATCTAATAGTCGTTCTAGTAATGTGCCACTATCGCCTACATATCTACCCATATTAATTCCACACCTGATAATCTTCTACTGCATCACCATTCATAATCTCTTCCCAACTTGGACCGCCTGGATACAATGGACTCTCAGGCATATGCTCTAAACCCGGAGTGTTTTGTCTACTATACTTCACATCAGTGTTAATATACTCTTGTATGCCTAATACATTTTCGTGTTGAATAGGAAATAAGTTATGAATTCCATAGCGTATGCAATCGCCTAGTCCGTCAATGTGTGCGTATCTACTCTCACTGTACTTGACTAACTTCTTGCGACTACCATCTTCAAAATGGTATGTCTGCATAGCTTCTAATAAAAACTTATCATCAGGACTTATAATTAATCCACCACGATTGATAAACGCATTGCTTGTATTGTCTGTATCTGTAATCAATGGATTGCTTTTACGTGTATTCACAATCGTAAAGCCATACTTCTCTAAAATAATCCTATCTGTAACGCCGAATGGACTTGTTGTATCTCTATTCACTTGCGTTCCACTCATATCGATAATGCTATTGATTCTACGTTTAGGAAAATCTTGTCGAATAGCGTCTGCAATGCCTTCAGTACTGCAATCTGGTATCGCATAACTTTTTAATATCTCTATCGTACCATCTTTGTGACCAGATTTCTTTACTTGTGCAACAGTAGCGCACATAACCCTTTTATTAAAATCGTGGAATGTGTATAAATCACCACCAAAATCTTTAACTTCACGTGTATATTTGTGCTTATCCCAAGTGTAGAAGAACGCATCACTAACACTTTCCCATTGGCACATATAATCCTGATTGAATTTTAGTGGACTGATGATCCGTTTCTGCTCATCGATAAAATCTTTATTGCCACTACGCATTTGTAGATAGTTGTAATGACGAACAACGTACTTGTCTGTGTTCTCTAATGCTAACGTAAACAAATCGTGCAATGGACCAGTACCATTTGGTGTACTAATCACAATCAATCGACCTTGCGTATCAGCTTGACCAACACGCGGTCTTAATCGATTAGTAATCTCTTGTAATGTATCTTGTGTGTACAATGCCGCTTCATCAGCTACCCACACGCCTACGTTTAAACCACGTAAGTTCTCACGTTGCTCTGCGCTCTTACAACGTATGAACACGCCGTTAGGAAACTTAATTGTAAGCTCACTGTTGTTGATATCTTTACCATCAATTAATCCAAAGTGATTCATACAGCTATGCTTCAATGGCTCCCATATAAGTGATTTAATCATCTGACCAGTTGGTGCTGAATAGATTATGTCTTTGCCTTTGTGATAACGTGGATCACTTGCGAACAACGGCAGTGCAATAGCCGCAAGAAACGTTTTCCCACTGCCGACAGGAACAATGTCTACGCAGTGCTTATCAGTAGTGAGCCAGTCACGTAATATTGTGTTTTGCTCACCATACAGTGGGATCTCTATGTTGTTCATTTAGTCGATATAATCTTTGGTAAGTTAGTTTGCCAATCACTTAACTCAATAGCAGGAAAGTTAAAGTTGTTGTGCATACTCTGACCAAGCGTAGTCACATCGATCTCTTGCTTATCTGCTACAACCTTATTCAGTATCATACTCTGGTATTTTTGCAGTAAATGTTTATCATCGCCCATTCTAGCATTGTGATAATCTTCTGCAAATCCTTCTGCAAAAGGTTTGTCTTTGTTCTCAATAGCTTGCAATATGGTCATTGCACTAAGCTTTTGCACTGAACCCTTTTTGCGACCACCACCTGGTCTAGCTCCGCCACGTTTTGCTTTTGGCTTTTCTATGTTTTCATCAGTCATCTAATAATCCTTCACTACGTAATATGTTTCTAGCCCAAGTTAATCCTGGCGGACCACCCCATAACAGATATGCTTGCGTACCTGGTGTATTTTGTCCAGGCTTGTAATACGTTTCTGCACGACTTAAAAAACTATAGGTACGTTTTACTGTATCTAAACTAACTTCTCGTCTGTTTGCAAATTGACTTGCACGATTTAATCCTACGGCAGTGCCACCACGATTGCTTGCGCTAACTTTCTCACGCATCGCTAGCCCACGTCTTGCGTTTGCAGCCATTGCTTCTGTTGCTCTATAACCCATTTAATCTCTCCTTCAATAAGTTAATCACCTGTTGATAGCGATGATTACCTTTTAGTTCTTCATTGATAGACTGTATCGCTAACACTTGGTCTAGTGGACCATTCGATATCACATCTTCGATATACTTAAATCTGGTATCGCAATAACAGTGACCTAAAAACTCTTTACGTTTCATTCGCCTAATCTTTTAACTATTTCTTCTTCTAATAGTATTTGCTTGCTATGACCTTCAGCTTGGTCTTTTAAATTCTTGCGTAGTTCTCTTACAATATCTTCGTGGTCATTACGGATCATTTGCAGATATACTCTTACAATGCCTGGATTGTTTAATCGTTCACGTATTGTTAACATCTTTTTTCTTCCTTACGATAATTCGTTTTGGCTTTTGTGGTGGTGTAACAATAACTTGCACACCACTTGGCACGTCAGGCAATAGTATGTCTGCTTGTGGCTTTCTACCGAACGCTAACTTAATCTTGTCCCATACACTTCTCATATATAAACCTTTTCATAATCATCAACGTTATCTGTCTCATCAAGGCCATCGTAAAACTTGCCATCACGTTTGTCTTTGTACTTCAATGCGCCAAACACTGATAGGAACTTTTGATTCTTCTTGCCCCATTGTTGTGTTAGCTCTAAAAATCTATCACGTCCAAACATTATTTGTAGTTGCGTCTTACAATCTTCTGGACTTGGATTGATATCATTCTTTGTATCAGTCAATGTATGCATAAAGCTTATGCATTGATCGATCTCAGTCTCATTCATAAATGGAGACAACTCCGTTACCATCTTATCAAAATTCTTTATGTGACCAACATAGAATGGTTTGTCGATAATGCCTTTAAACTCGCTCAATGTAATGCTCCTTTAGTTATGCTATCGATGACTTGGCCTGTGTCTATGGTTACTTGACCTTTTAGTTCAGTGGTAAGACCCTGTTTATATTCTTTGAGGTATTGTTCTTGTTGCAACGCACCTAGGAACTGATGTATAGTTCTTAAGCCAAGTATCTTCATCTCAAAGATTTGTTTGTTCTCATCGCTAAGGTCATCAACGTTCATATTCATCATTGCTTCTATTGATGTTTCAATGTCTTTAACTAGTGGGTCAACAGTGACTACTAATTGTTCGTCATCGTCTCGGTATAATTTGTATGTATATTCTATCATTTGTTCATTTCTTCATTTTAGTGCAGATATCTTTACCGTTAACAGTACCGCCATATCGATAGCCTTCCCAACAGGCCGCTCCATCTGCACCTTTTTTCTTTTGATTTGGCTTATCTCGGCTACTAGACATTCTTTCACTAGTGCCATCTCGATACATTGTTTTACCATTAACAGTCATTCGTTGTGTTGCCATTATTTCTTCTCCATAGTTTTCTTAGGTTCTTTATATCCACTTGCGTGAATAGCTTGCGCTTGCTTCTCTGCATCGGCACGATTTAAATATGGCTTGCCAGTATCACCGTAACGATACATTCTTTGGCCTTTAATCATCACTACTTGTATTGGCATTTGATATATCCTTCTTCTTAATACTATTTAGTTCTTTGCACGTGGTCTTATGCTTTATTACACTGTTAGCAAACTTCAATGTTGTATTACAGTGTTGGCATTTCCACGATGCAAATTCCCATTCACTAAGTCTTACATTATATTTTAATATAAGACTTGTTTTTATTGGTGTGTTAACCAATTTGTGTTGTAGATATAGTTGACGTGGATTGTATTTCATCAACTATATATCGTTCTAACAATTCCTTACGTCTGTACCAACTTTTACGCATATTGTCTTTATGCTCTTGTGACTTAGGCACTCCTAATTTTGCTTCACGCATCTTTTGTTTTTGCTCTGGAGTTTTTGGCACTCCACTACAAGCTTTGCGAATGCCTTCAGTAACATTGTGTAATGCTTCTGGCGCAAACGGACCAGTGCCACGAATCCAAGGGCCAAATCCTTCAATGACTTTATCACTAGGTTCTACACCTAACTCAAATCTTTTGATATATTTTTTGCCTTGTGTATCGTATCTGTGATATCTTGTGTACTTTTTTTGTTTCATAATATTATTTATTT